AATCAGTTTCGGTACTTGTGCGAAATGCGCGACGCCTTCGTAGAAGCAAATCCCGTCTTTGACGGCGGATTTGACTCAACGTTTTGGAAAGCGAATTTATTCATCACAGCCGCAAAGGTTGAACTGGAAAAGAAGGATTGTCCAGGTTACGGCAAGAAGATCGGTGGATTTGTATGGGAAAATACCGAATTTTGGCGTGGTATATTACCTAAGTGGTTTCCTACCGGCGATGCCAACCGATTTATGCGACTCATTCAGGCGCTAGATATTCCGAAGCCAATTGCATTTCCTATTTAGTCCCAACGGACCACCGCTTCTCACAATGGCTATTATGTCCACCTGGGCAATAGTCTTCCTGCTTGAAACCCGTCTCCTTTTTACAGCACTCAGTGTTGTGTGATTCCTTGGCTTTAGGATCCTTATGACCCGTTTCAGGATTAATATACTGCGTACAGAACTTCTTCCCGCACTCCCAGCACCAAGATCTGCCGCAACCGGCACCGATAAAAAACTTATTTGTGCCAGTGGGAAGCCCACACGCAAAAATGTAATTACACGTATAATCTTTCAAGCACCACCGTTGGCACCAGGGGCATTGCTTGGCGTCCATTTACGAAGGGGTCCGAAAGGAATTATAGTCATTTTACTTAGCCGGTAAGATATTAACCAAGAGTTCCTTGAATCCAGGCATCTTTTTCACATCCTCAAACTTATACATACTATTGTACCAATTGAAGGCATAAATATCGGTCAATCGTAGCTTATCCTCACCCTTAATCACACGTCCAATGCGCGCGTGGGTATTCTTATTAATAATACGCTGGGGCAGTATAAAATCCGCACGCTCCTTAATAAATCCACACTGTAACTTATAAATGCGGAAATAGTTGGTCTTGCCCTCACGCATATCACGATTGCCACGTTCGTACTCGTGCTTTAGCAAATCCATAGTCAGAGTATTAAGTTCCTTGAACGGCTTATAACCTTTTGCGCACCCCATAAACGAATTCGTCAAATGTCTATAACTCTCCAGATCGTAGGTACCAATAAGATCTATTTTGGACAAGTCAACCGGTAGATCCTCTAGCCATAGAATATCTAAATCGCTATACATTCCACCCCACTTTTGAAGAATGTTAATACGATATACGTCGGAAATGAGGGCAACCGGCAAGAGGACGCCTTGTATGGTACTATCTTCAGGGAATGTTTGATGTTCAATGCGGAACTTACTGTGCTTCTGCTCAATCTTATACGGATCGTACTTGCCCTTAATCTGATTTGGCTTGACATCCGTATGTAATACAACCTTGTAAGATGTATTTAGAATCGCTGACATCACACTGACATATTCACCCTCCCCGAAATTCCGGCGATTGATCCATATAAAGTGCATTAATTTCGGAATCGGCATTTCTACTGACATAGATTAAATTAAAATTGGCGTCGGGACCGCGTTATAGTTCTACTGTGTATACCCCTCCCGGTTTGAGCCTGCGGTAAATAAAATCGCCGGCTCAATTATAAGCAATATGGCAAACCCTCACCACTCTCCCCGCTCCGGCAAGTTCAACCGCAAGACCCGCGCGCACCGCCGCTCGCTGGTTTCCAAGCAGCCCCGCAACGCCAAGGGCAAGTTCACGAAGAAGGCGCGCCGCTCTTCGCGCAAGACCCGCCGTGCTGGACGCCGGTAAGGAGGACACACTGAGTCTGACGAAGTGTAGTCCGACGACCCGGTAAGGACCTCGCATTGCGATTCTAACCGACTATTGCCGGTAGGTGGATAGTAGATTAATGCCGTTTCTTTTTCTGCGTTTTCCGCCAATTATCCAATCGCTTTGCTAACCGCTCAGCATTATACATAGTTGCTCCTCGGCATTTCTTAACAATGCCCTCGCGCAAATATGACACCAAACTCAGTCGCATACTCGTCTCATCCTTCGGCACCATAGGACTATTACCGTGTAGCTGATGGACATCCATCGCTAAGAAATCGCCCTGGCGACAGTCCACAGCACATCCATACTGCGGAAACCCGGTATGAGCCCCCTTATACGGTGCACCGCTCTCTAACACAACTAAATTGCCGAATCCCGCCGGCCAATCTCCCGAATCGGTATGTGCCGCCGTACGAAAATTCAGATTCGTCGTAATCGTGGAGAACGCAGTACCTTTAATATGAAACGGCGTTGACTTAGCGGCTCGGAGTTGATTAGCGTGCTCCTTCGGGCATAGACGCTTGTATTGTTCATCAATCTCTTTAATAAGCGGCAGGCAAGCATTCCACTTGTCGGGATGGTTCAAATTAAAAGAGGTAAGACGGCATTGACTCGGTGGCTTAATCCCTGAATGTTTAAACGTAGACTTCTGACTCACCGACCACTTATCAAAGTACCCAATAATATTTGACATCACCGGTTTCTTCTTACCCGTCGCTGTTCCCTTATTGGATCCACTCGCAATACCACGGTCCGTAGACGAATGCTTTGCGAACTCCTTGAGTGCTTCAAACATATTTGTAGACTCATTTTCACTCAGGACATTCTTACGAAATCTAAGGAGTAGTTCCCCATCCTCCGTAAAGACATCTGCATCATCCTTGAGTACTACAGGATAGTCTTCGTCTTTTATAAATGTACGAGTTTTCGCCTTTGTTTCCTCATCGGTCAAAATCTTCTTGACGATATATACTGGCACTTTGCCCGATTTATCGACAGATACCACTGGATTCGGCATGGTGGTCTTCCTTTAATGGGCAGATAATTCGTTGTCGTGAATCAGGTACACCACCTCTAGCGGGGTCGTACGACCCAAACGGTTCGCGCGACCAATGATCTGACTCTCCAATTCCGCCGACATACGATGGAACAGCATCACGTGTGTCGCAGACTCAATATTGAGACCCGCGCCCATATTGCGTGCATTGAGGAACAGCACATTATACTTACCAGACTTGAACTCGCGTAGGAGCTTCGCAATACGAAGCTGCGATCCATTGAGCATAGAATACTTGATATCCGCTGCGTCCAAAGAATCCTCTAGCTTCCTAAAACTCTCATCGTACGAACTAAACATCAAAACACGAGCGTTCGGATTTTCCTTCATAAACTTCACAAAACTATCGTTTTTGTTTAAGAGACTATTTGTCTTTGGTGCCTCCTGCACCTGAGGCTGGGCGGCTGATTCTCCCAATACCTTAATATCTTTAATGTTCTCAATACGTGCACGGCACAACGGGCAACTCGCTACTCGCTTGAGTGACTCACACAAACACGCGAAACAAAAGAGTTGTTGACAGCACGGCGTTACCGACGGATTCGTCAAATCGCAGTAACAAATCGGGCACGTCTGCTCCTTTGCCCGTTTGAGTCGCTCCTGAATCGCCGAAATACGACTCTCAATAGACGCAATCTTCTGCTCCTGCGCCTCAATCGCCTTCTGCTTGAGCGACTCTGTAGAATACTCAAGCGTTTTCTTATATTCGTACGTTACCTTTGCATTATGTAGTTCCTTCTGAATAGCCGCCGTCACTGCATCTGTAATCTCCGTCTCCGTATATGAGTTCATTCCAAGACTCTCCAACGCACCCGCTACATCACCCGCATTCAGTCGCTCCATCATTTCCCTAGAAATGAAACTGTCTAACACACGAATGTTCGTCGGTGTAGCGCAAATAATCTTTCGCGTCGTCATCGTCGGCATCGTGAAACTTGTCTTAATATACTCCTCTGACGAATGAACGATGAGTCGTGCACTCTGACTGACTGCTGCATTAATCGCCACCGTTGAATGATTTGCCGAAATGCCGCACATACGCCTCACAATATTTACGTGACGGCAACCAGGGATTTGTAAATAGTGATTATTCTGTAGCTTCTTTACCCGATCAATCACGTACGGTGGAGTCTCATCTAGCGGAGTATAGGCACTCAGTACATTGAAATACGCTCCTCCCGCAAATACCAGATTCAGCCAACTTGCAGAAATAAACCAATAAAAGAGTCCATTGATATCGTCCCAATCGGTCGTAATCGCAATACTATCCGCCTCATCTATAAACACTCGCCTCCAAAGAATATTTCGTGGATGGTGAATCGCACGGAACGAGTTCCACATCGTAGAAGATACAAAGAGTGCATCATACTGTTCTATGGTTTCTAACAAATTAGGTAGTTCAGCCTCTTTCCGCTTTTTGACGAAACAGCACTTGAGCGTCGTATCGTTGGCGACATACGCTTCCCACTGCCCCATCAGGGCGTGGGGGATAATAAAAAGAGACGTACTTACTTCTTTGAGTTTCATTCCTGTACCACTCATTACCTGGGTACGGGTACGGAGGAGCCCTACATCTCGCCCGTCTCCTAGAATCGTATTGCCGCGTACAATATACTCGTTGTAGAGCGGCGGCGGCGGCGGCATCTTTACCAAGGAAAGGGCGGTCAGAGACTTACCAGATCCTACGCGGTCTCCTAGAATGCCGTACGATGTATAGAGTTTTCCACCGACCGATTCACCGGCAATAGCATCTACATCAAGACCGTTCGTCTTGGCACTTTCTAAGCGCAGAGCGGCAGCGAGTGCCGACTGCTGATGTAGCAGCAGGGGAGTTTTGAGCCACTGCGGCGTAACCGACTTTGCCGAGTCCTCATTTAATTCCTGGCTATAGAGGGCTTCAAAAAACGACCATAGCTTTCTTCGCGAAATAATGGACATGCTATCTACCGCTTTTTTGCTAGCGGGGTTTAAATCCTATAGGGCAAAATGTTGAAGAGGGGTCTAAATATTGGTACGTTTAGATATAAATAAGATGTCTACTGCTGTCCCAGAATGGCCTGGTAAACTTGTTAAATCGGCAACCAAGCCGTTCGTCTCCATCCTGACGCCAACGTACAATCGGCGCAAATTCATTCCGTATCTGATTGCGTGTATCAAGGACCAGAATTATCCCAAGGAACGTATGGAATGGGTAGTATTTGACGACGGCTCGGATCCGATTGAGGATTTGCTTTTGCCTGAATTTCGAACAATGAATATTCAGTATATTAAGTCCGAGACGAAGTTGAGTATCGGTGCAAAGCGTAACCGGCTTCACAAGGCAGCACGTGGCGAGATTCTGGTCTGTATGGACGACGATGACTACTATCCGCCTGACCGTGTCAATCACGCCGTAATGACCCTCGTATCCCGTAAGGCGGACCTCGCCGGCTCAACGCGCAACCACGTCTTCTTCCCTGACGACGGTACCATTTGGGAAACCGGTCCCTATGGATCACAACACGGCACCTTTGGTACGATGGCGTTTACAAAGGCATATGTGCTAGCGAATCATTGCGACGAATCGCGCGCCTTTGCCGAAGAGATTGAGTTTACTCGCAAATATTCGGTGCCTCTAGTCCAACTTGAGCCACGTAAGGTAATGCTCGTCATTGCGCACGACGGAAATACATTTAATAAGGGAAAACTACGTACGCCTGGAAACCAATTCATTAGAATCACCGGATTAAAACTGAATGCCTTTGTTCGCAATAAAACCATACGCGATTTTTATAATGGGCTCAAACTCTAGTCTCGTGTCTAAGTAGGAATTAAGGGAATGGCTTCTCTTTTTGAAAACATGCCCGGTATGAATACTGTGCGTGATGCGATGGGCAGCAGCGGGAATAATATGAGTAATATTATCCTTTATATATTACTTATTGCCATCTTTGTTCTTGTTTATCTATTGCTCACCGGTTACAAATTCTCCATAAAATCCATTGATATTCGTCCAGAAAAATATAAAGCGCTTGATAAAGCCTACGTATTTTGGAAAACCGGTACAGTTCTAAGTGAAAATCTTCGTATCACCGATGATCAATTGCCTATTGATATGGATAATAAATATACGTTCCATTTTGATTTGTTACTCACTAACACGCGCAATACAGTAAGAATAGATGGACCATATCGCCATATCTTCCATCGCGGTAGTTCTGATTTATTCAACGAACAAAGCGATAACGGAGTGACTAGTATGGATTCTACGCAGTTGCCGCCTTACGGATTGCCAAGACGCCTCAATCCCGGTATATTTTTAGATCCAAATACAAATGATATTATCATCTTTGTTGATACAAAGTCAACGAAGGGTGAAGTCTATCGTGAATCGGGTCGTATTTCCGATATTCCCGTAGATAAACCTCTACGTCTTACGGTCAGTGTTCACAATAAGGTTCTGGAGGTAGATCTCAACTGTAAACTAGAACTCACAAAGGTTCTTGCGGGCGACCCTAGACAGGTTGAAAATGTACTCTACGGTCTCTGCGGACCTGCTAATGCCGAGGCGAACATCCAAAATCTGATTGTCTGGCCTTACGCAATAAGTAACGATACACTTGTAAACTTCTGCCCTATGCCATTCCCGTCATTCCAGCCACCTGCTAAATCGTGTAATTCTCCTATGGACCCCGCACTTACGTCGTCGGCTGCTACAGCACGCAATGCTGTAAACTCTGTGACGGATTGGCTACAGAATAAAGAATAACACTCTAAAAACATAGTTACAGTATAAGAGGAATGAATCCCCGATTTATATTTCTTATAACAGTTCTCGTGGTTATCGTAATAGGCGTTGTCTACGTACTCTATTTTATGCCAAAATCCGACGAAACAGTCGTACTAGGTCCTTATGTTCTCCACGGTAGACCGTCCGAACATGATATTATAGGTTCTACACTTGTGCCAGTTCTAACAAAGGCACAACTGTCTACATCATTGAAAAGCAATTTTACGATGAGTTTCTTTATTTATATGGATAAGATCAATACAGAACGTATTCCATTCTCTGGTCCTAAGGGAGAGTATAGATTTAAACCGCTTGTGAAACTCATAGGCTTCGGTGAATTTGTACTTGATCCCGTACATCAAAGTGCACTACTACGACTCAATCCACTTGTACCAACTGTAATGAATGGACAGGTTTCAACCCCACCTAGCGCGGAGTTAGATAATGTGCTAAATGCCAAATGGAACCAAATTATGATTGCGGTTGAAGGACGCTCTATTGATATATACATGAATGCTCACCACATTACATCACTTATACTTGACAATCTCACTTGGACCAATCCTACCGGCGTACTCCTTGAAACGTCTCCGGATTTTTGGGGTCAGGCGGGTATGATACAAGCCTGGCCTCGCCGCCTCACAGAGAGAGAGATATGGGAAAATTATAAGCACGTTACCGATCTACGAGGTAAGCCAAATATCCCGGACGCACAGCCCACATTCAAGAGTATTTGGCACGAACTCTATAAACTGATGTGTCACGCAGGCTTTTGCCCGAACAAGGGGAAAAAGGTCAAACGACCCGATGGGATTGAATATGTAGATTACGAATACGCCTAAAGATTTTTAACATTATAATTTAGAAGAAGTATGAACGCTGCTAGACAGTTCTATGCCCAGAATTCGCAACTTGTACAGAATGCTGTCTACTTACTAGTACTTGGCGTCGTTTGCTACATGGTCTACACCTACTTAACGGCTGGCAATGATGTTGAGCGATATGTGGTCCAAATAAATATGACAGGAGGAGTCTACGGAATACCAGGTAACGCAAACAACTCCCTTGTACCAGCAGGAACCAGAAACTCAAACACTATGTCAGGACCTTTCCCTATTACCAGCGATCTAAACAACCCTGATGCGGAGTTAAACCCGAGTATGCGTATTCAAGCCGGCGCTGACTTCACCTTCAGCTGGTGGATGTACATCAGCACGTGGGATAACACGCGTATGGGAGTCATCAAGCCTATTGTAACCATTTCAGATGCTACAGTATCTAACCCCACTCTCGGACAGAACGCCGCTTACATACTAGTAGCATTCCTCTACCCTAATACGAATATGATGGGTGTCCGTGTCCACACAGTGGGCGTCAGCGCGAATGAACTCACCTGGATGACGACCTTTGCTGCGAATGCGGCAAGCGCGGCAACTGCACAGCAGACATTTGCTACTTCAGGCGCCACGCCTGTGTGCGATATTAACGACGTTGATATGCAGCGCTGGATCAATTTCACCTGCGTGGTCAGCGGTCGCGTCCTTGATGTATACTACGATGGTAAGCTCAACCGCTCTTGCGTTCTTCCGGGCACCGTTGTTGGCTCTCCCGCTGGTGCAAAACAGGAGGTCAATACATCGGTTGGCGGCGGATTCAATGGTTTCCTCAATGGTATATTCTTCGCTGGCGCCGCACTTACCCCGGACCGCATCTACGCTCTATACCAGGCGGGTCCCCAGGGAACTACGAGCATCGTGCGTGCTCTATTCAACAAGCTTGGAATTCAACTCAATTACAACGGCAGCGTCGGTCAGTGGACGTCGTACCTGTAAATTCTATAATTTTGGATTCTCCATTTATAAAACCAATTATAAATAGAGGAAATGGAATCTGTGACCGGATTTTTACTAGGTGATACCTTAGTGTCCCAGCTTGCTGTTGTGGTTGTTACAATGATTGGTTTGAATGTTGTAATGGGGATGATAGAACAAATCAACGAGTTTTTTAAGAAGCTGGACCGTCAGGCGGTTGTACTCTTTGATAATAGCACAACGACATCTATAACTATTCCCCAGGGACCGAATACAGGTTATCCTATCTTATATAACAGTCGCGATGAGCAACAGGGATCAGCCTTCTCGTATTCTATGTTCATATTCATCCACCCCGACACATTTGAACTAACCCCTAATGCCTCATCGGCGAATAACCCGGCGCCGAGCAGTGGCTCACAGGTGAAACTCAAACATATCTTCCACAAGGGTAGCGACAGCGGTTTCCCGAATTTGGCTCCTGCCGTCTTCGTAGAGAGCAACTCCAATACACTCCGTATCTATATGAATACTGTAAATGCGTGGGATAATCACGTAAACGTGCCGAATATACCAGTCGGCAAGTGGTTCCACCTTGTTATCCTACTCAAGGGCGTCAACCTAGACGTCTACGTTAACGGTAATATCGCTGTCCGTATGAAGCTCCCTACGGTACCGAAGCTCAATACGGGACCCCTGTACGTAATGAAGAACATGTACTTCCCCGATAAGACCGGCTACGATAAGAATCTCTTTGCGGACTACTCCGTTGTAGGACCAATGAAGGGAATGGTAAGCCGCCTCAAGTACTTCTCGTATGCACTCAACTATGCGCACATTGACTCTCTCTACCGCGAGCGCGCCAACACCCAGAGCATTGTCAGACAGTCTATTGACGAGGCTGGTGCGAACCCTCCCTACTTCTGGGACGACTGGTGGATCAACAAGTACTAAACGCCGATTCTCGGATTTTTTCATATGAATTCGTATTACGAACTCGTATAAAAATTGGGAAGGTTGGGGCTTTAGCGAGCGAATTTGAGACCACCCAAGCCGCTGCTAATCTCCAAGAAATTCAACGTTTCTACAAACGTATAAAGATTGTACGTATATCCCGCAAGGTAAGGAATAGGCGCAACATCCACATCCAGCTCTAACCGGTCAATACGACTAGTATTTAGTGTACCGCTCGGCTGCTGAACCGACGAACCGTTCAAAGAGAAACTGTATGCATTGATCGGCCACATCTCATATTGAGTTGCTTCACCTAAACTCGCGGTTGTTGCAGAATTACCCTCCATATAACGGAACGGCACATACTTCTTGAAGTAATCGTTGTCCTGGCTATCAAACAAAGCATTACCGTTGGCAGTAATAAATACGTTGAGCAAAATATCCCGCTGAATTCCCGCAAGATTAATGCCTGAACGACCAATTGGCGCGTTGAGTGCTCCTGGATACGGTGTCGGTGAAAAGTATGGTATAATACCCAATGACGCAGCGTTTGTACAGACCGAATTGGGATACGTCCAATAAGGCGTTGGTGTTACAAATGGACGCTGCGATCCTAACGTATACATCCAGTTGGTTAGATTGATATTTTGATTACGATATGTGAGGGCGTCACTACGTCTCGCAAAATATACAAGTCTGGTTGCTACATTATGTACATCCAATCTATACGTATTTCGGGTACTTATACCGTAGAATGTAAACCACTGGACTTGTCGGACATTATAACGTAGTGTTTTGCTTGTAAACATCAGACGGACATCGTCTTGTAGGAACGTATACGTTCCTTCTAGAGTTGCTTCCAACGGCCAACCATCTAGAAGCGGTACAGATCCAGAAATATCTGTCAGGAAAAACTTCATAGAACCACTCAAATCGGTGTTTCCGCCGTATAAATCGGTCAGTGAGAGGGGAAGATTTCCGTAGAGTTGCTGATTCCAAATCTGGGTGTACCTATCAATACATGTTCCGTTAGGAAGATATGACGGGGCAAGCGTCTGAACTCCAGGACGCACCCTTGCTCCTGACAAATCAAGAATAGTATATAAGTCGCGGATAGGGCGTAACTGAATCGTCACCTCCGAATCGTGGTACTGGAGACCTACCAGAGGCAGGGCGTTCTCTGGGAAATCGCTAAACCACAGACCCAGCGGAATACGTAGAATACGACCAGGAATAGACGCCGAGTTATTTTGGGTCGGAAACGGATTCGTCTCCGTGCCACGCCAACTGATAACATTTGGATATCCCTGTCCTGATGGAACGGTCGGATCGGCGTAAGTACCATTTGCAGGATCAAAGCACTCGGGCACATCGCCTACCATCACACGCCATTTGCTGTAGGTATCACTATCATAGTCTAGCATTGCGCGGGCGGAAATCCAATCACTATTAAACTGCTGTATTGTCTGACCGCCGATCGTAAATGTAATTGTTTCAATCATACGAACACCGATTTGACGAACCCACGCAAACTCGTAGGCACGGTCCACGGTGACTTCCTGGTTTCCATTCGCATCTAGAATAGGATTTCCATATTGATCTACTGCCGGTCTTAAGTACGCCTTGCTGAAAATATCAGGCAGATTCAGTCTTAGTACTAAATCACTTAGAAGATCGCCTTGACGGGGGATTTTCGCTTTGAGTAGAATCGGCGCATCAGGTAATAGGAGGTTCGGACCATCTAGCGTAATCTGAATCGGCTCTTGAGAAAAGTGCGTATAGCGTTCAAACGACTTATAAAAGTATGTTGTCTGCGGATTTCCATTGAGAATAATATTCTCGTTTCCGTAGCAAACTAATGACAGTAAGCCGCCCGGCATATCTAATCGGGTAAGGATAATTCGTAAGCACGAAAAGACGCACACTTACTTAGAGGATTATGTCGGTGAATGCGTCTGCGAATCTCCTTGTTAGTAATAATGTAGGATACACTCCTACATTCTCATCTGTGAGCATACTAGTGGGGATTGTTGTTGTGGCGTTGGTTTGCGTCGGGGCAGCCGTGGCTTTCCATTATTATCAATTACATGAAAGCCCTTGGTGGTCCGAACGGGCTAAAGCGAGCGGTGCTCTATGGGACTGGTTGGACGCTTTTAGAAGCGCACCGTCCTTCGGACAATATGGAAGTTTGAAAGAAGTTCCCAGTGGACTTCAACTCTCGGCGCCCTTACCTGTAATGCCTCCGCCTGTAGAACAGATATTATCGCCTTCGCCGCCACCGGTCGCCTGGTGTTTTGTCGGCGAAGACCTCACCGGTCGCTATTGTGTGAAAGTCCCTTCCGCGGAGTCGTGTGATCGCACCCGTGTTTTTAACTCCCAGCAAGACTGCGAATTACAAGCCGGCAATGCGATGCCTGCCGGTGTTGTATCAGCACATGATGGACATAAGAAAATACCTCTAAGTTCTGGGCTTCTTACACCGTGAGAGAGGGCGCGTCGGTTCTTATAAATAACATTGCTCATATTCAATAGGGAATGAGCGAACTGTTCAGTCAGTTATCAAATAATGTTATGTATCAACTTCATAAGGCAACCTATAATCCCGATGCTCAAGAGTTTGCTGCACAAAAGGCGGCGGCGGCTGCCGAGATTAGCGACTCCGATATTAGCGGTAGCACTAAATCTGATATCAGCGGTGCCGA